CCTGTCCTGATTGATGTGAACGGCGTTCCGCTTCGTGAGAGTCTCAGCTACAACGGGGGCGGCGCAGGATTTGGCGGGCAAATGGCGGAGTGGTTGCCACCGGCGCAGAGTGTCGATGCGGCCCTGCTGCCCGCGTTGCGTCTGGGGAATGCCCGGGCAGATGATCTGGTGCGCAATAACGGAATAGCGGCTAATGCGGTGGCCCTGCATAAGGATCACATTGTCGGGCATATGTTTCTGATCAGCTACCGTCTGAACTGGCGCTGGCTGGGGATGCGGGAGACCGCAGCAAAAAGCTTTGTCGATGAGGTGGAGGCGGCCTGGTCGGAATACGCAGAAGGGATGTCTGGCGAGATCGACGTGGAAGGAAAACGCACATTTACGGAGTTTATCCGTGAAGGTGTTGGCGTTCATGCGTTTAACGGCGAAATCTTTGTGCAGCCGGTCTGGGATACGGAAACCACGCAGTTATTCCGTACGCGTTTTAAAGCCGTGAGTCCGAAACGGGTGGACACGCCAGGACACGGTATGGGGAACCGTTTTCTGCGGGCCGGGGTGGAGGTCGATCGATATGGCCGTGCCGTTGCGTACCATATCTGTGAGGATGATTTTCCGTTCTCCGGGAGTGGACGATGGGAACGGATCCCGCGTGAACTTCCCACCGGGCGTCCGGCCATGCTGCATATTTTCGAGCCGGTGGAGGACGGGCAGACCCGTGGGGCCAATCAGTTTTACAGCGTCATGGAACGGCTGAAGATGCTCGATTCCCTGCAGGCAACACAGCTTCAGTCGGCCATAGTGAAGGCGATTTATGTCTATCATCTCACCGTAGTTGCCCGCATCGTTCGCCAACTCCACTGAAACCCTTGCTGCGTCTGGAATGTCGTTTTCCATGCTTTTGATGACCGTTCATCACCCTTCCAGTTTTTCGCGGTTTTGTGTATTGCAATGTGTATTGCAAATTGGCGATCGGGATGGGTGTGTATTGCAAATCTCTTGAGGGCTTTTAATGGCTATTGAAAACAAACTCAGTGACAAACTGTTAAAGAGTCTTGTCGGAAAACGGCAGGACAAACAAAAAACAATAGCGGATGGGCGCGGGTTGTCTGTGCGTGTAAGCATGGTTGGGGGGATCAGCTTTGTTTTTTACTATCGTCTTGGTGGCAGGGAATCCCCTCCGGTATGGCTTACACTTGGTCGCTATCCTGACATGTCTCTTGCAACGGCTAGGCGCATGCGTGATCAGTGCCGTGAATGGCTGGCTGAAAATCTGGACCCCCGCAGGCAAATAAAACTTGCTGCCGAAAAAACTATGCAACCAGTGACCGTAAGGGATGCGCTGTTTTACTGGTACGACAATCACGCCACAACAGCCAGAAAAGAGCATGAATATTTAATAAAACGATTTGAAAAGCATATCTTCCCCTATATCGGTGATATGGCTATAGAACAGTGCAAATTACACACATGGCTTACCGTCTTTGACAGGATCAAAAAAAATGCGCCTGTTATGTCTGGTGCAATTTTTCTTGATATCAAACAGGCGTTGCGTTTTTGTCGCGTCAGGCAATACATCGCGTGCGATCCCTTTGGAGATATTAACGTAAGTTATGTCGGGCGCTCATCCGGTATAAGGGATCGCGTTCTTAATATCAATGAAACCGCTGATGTATGGTCTTATGCTTACGGTAATAATTTGCTAACTCTGTCATCAATATATAACCGAAGAATAATGGTTATCTGCCTGGTGTTTGGTTGCCGACAGCAGGAGGCGAGGCTATCCACCTGGGACGAATGGGATTTAAAAAACTGGGTATGGACAGTCCCAAAAGAGCACAGCAAAAACAAGGAGGCTATAGTAAGGCCTGTTCCTGACGGAATAAAACAATGGATCGTTAATCTTTACGCAGAAACAAAAAATCGCGGTTATGTTGTCGGTTGTGCTTTGCAAAGGGCGACAATAACAGGGGCTGCAAACAGAATATGCAGGCGTCTTGGTCATGATACTAATGGCTTGTGGTGCATACATGATTTCAGGCGCACATTTTCCACTACGCTTAATGATATGGGGGCGGATCCTTATATTGTCGAACTTCTTTTAGGTCATAAAGTGAAAGGGGTTGCTGGTGTTTACAATAAAAGCAGGCATATAAAGAAAAAACTTGAGGTGCTTAATATGTGGGTTAATTACCTTAATACGATAGCAGGATTTAACAACAACGTTATCGAGCTTAATAAAGAGGTGGTGTGATATGGCAATTTATTCTCTTGTTGATGAAAACGATTTGCGCACAATGAAGGACATTGATCGGTTCATTCGTGAAAAAGAGTGCATAGCACTTACCACGCTGGCAAACTCAACACGCTGGAAAATGGAGCAGGCAGGTAAATTCCCGCGACGTATCAAGATCGGTGAACGTGCTGCAGGGTATCGACTTTCAGAGGTTCAGGCATGGATCCGTGGTGAGTGGCATCCTGGATGGAAACCTGGAAAAACAAAACAGCAATAACCAGTAAATAATGCCCCTCATCACGAGGGGTTTTTTGTCTATAAGGTAAAAACGCGATGAATAAAAATATTGCCGTGACGGGCAAGGGGTACGCTCGTCCAGTGAAAAAATTCTGCGATATTCGTGATCTCGTCGTTCTGCGCTTTGATAGTGTGAACGTTCGTGTGGTGTATCTGAACGGCGATCCGTGGTTTGTTGCAAAAGATGTTTGTGCTGCGCTGGAACTAACCAATTCGCGTACGGCGTTGCAGATGCTTGATGATGATGAAAAGGGAGTAAATTTAACTTACACCCCAGGAGGAAATCAGAATATGAGAATTATCTCTGAGTCAGGTTTCTACAAACTAATAGCCCGCAGCCGCAAAGCAACGACGCCTGGCACATTTGCTCATCGTTTCAGTAACTGGGTATTCAGAAATGTGATACCAGGTATCAGAAAAACGGGGACTTATGGTATCCCGTGGGGTGCATTACAGGATTTTTCCCGCCGTAAAGAGCAATATCAAATAAGTGCCAGCGAGAAGGGGAGGGAGCTACAGGCATGTAAGCGCAAAAAGCGTGAGCTGGAGGAAGAAGAAAAAACGCTGATACGTGAATATCAGCCTGAGTTTTACTTTGGTAACCGCATTCAGTGACAAAACAAAGGCGACCGCAAAAGGGTCGCCAGTGGGAACAAGGGAAAACAAAAGCATCACCAACAATGCCACATTTGCGGCTGGTGGGCAATGTGATCAGTCAGATTTGGTTCGTTCCAAGGTTTGCAACGAGAGCTTTTTCCTGTGCTCTTTAAGGAATTTCTCAAGAGCAAACGAACAAGGTGCGAATCTTTCTGATTCATGTTCATGCGCTATATTTTTGCGTCGTCTCTTACGAGTTGGTGATGGTGTTTTGGTTGATTCTGTGTCGCTCATGGTGCTGTCCTGTAAAGCAATGCGCCTGCGTTCCTCAAACTATGGCGCTGATAGTGGCTATTCCTGCTCTTTGACCTTGCGTCGCTGGAGTTCTTCACGCGCGACGGTGACGAGTTGCCCGATCTCCTCGGCGGCTTTGACTCCGATTTTTTCCACCTGCGCTAGGGCATCGAGCGAAGAAACCAGGAGGTTTTCTCCGCTTCCTTCTGCCTGGCGGCGGGCGATTTCACCGCGCATGGCGGTTACTATGAATCCGGCGTTGCTTTCACCGTCCAGTTTTACGGATTCCATGCCTTCAATAACATCATGCGGGATCCGAGCTGTCAGTGATTGTGATTTTGCGTTTTTTGAACCTGTAGCCATCTGTAATCCTCTCAATGAAAGTGTAAGACAATATACACATAAAAAGTCTTACATAAAAGCATTGACATGTAAGCCACCTATAAATAAAGTTACTTACACCTTGTTAATACAAGGTGCAGAAACGACGAAACCCCGCACTGTAGGAGCAGTAACGGGGCTTCTAACCACCAACGATAGCAAGATTATCGAGGCAGCTATGAGAAATTATACCATACACCCGCAAGGGCGGGACTCGTACAACCTGAATAAATACATCTGGCGTTTTATCGCCCTGAGCACCGCACAACCGCGCGTGATTCACATCGTGGCCACCAGCGAACAGGAAGCACGCCAGCAATCCCCGGCTGGCTGCGTGATGGTATTCGCCGCCCGTATTCGTCAGGGGGTGTGCCATGCCTGATATGTCAAATTACCAGTACCTGATTAATCCGCATTTTAACTGTGAGCATGATATTGCTAAAAAGGTTTATTCCGCTGCTGATGGGGCTACTGACAATATATCAATGGCTGTTGCGTCAATTGGTAGCCTGATGTGGCATGCGTCAGAAAATGAGGACTATGACGAAAAGGCCATGCGCATTGATATGGGTAATATCGGTTTGTTACTGGCAATGCTTGGGCAGTTTGATATTTCGTTACGGTGCACCATTGAAAATGCCACAGATGCATTAAATGCCATAAAGAAAGCGAATACTGATTCAAATCGGGGATAAATAATCATGAGAACATATTTATCTGGCTTGACTGCCAGCGGTTATGCACACCCCAAAATTATCCCCGGCGCTATTTATCTGGATAAGAACGGTAACAGAGTAACGGTAAAAGAGCTGATGTTTGACCGTGTGTATTTTATTCGTGATGGCTATTCATTTCATAGTTCGCTGAACGTGGAGATCTTTATTAGCAGATTCAGGCGGGAAATCCCGCTTTCCAGAAAAAACCATGTGTCACGTGTGAATGTGGATAAAAAACTACAGGAACTGAAAAACATGATTGCCGCGTGGAGAGAGCAGAAATGAAAAAAGCGCCAAATTTAAAACACCAGCCGCGTGACAAAATGACGGAAGTCATCATTTTTGCGGGTAGTGATGCGTGGGCACATGCGAAGCAGTGGCAGGAACAGGACGGGCGACTGGCTGGCGATAACGTGCCTCCTGTCTGGCTTGGAGAGCAACAACTTGCCGAACTGGACAACCTGCAAATCGTACCGGACGGACGCTATCGCGTGCGTCTCTATCAGGCGGGGTTATTGCGTCCGGGGCTTGTTAATACCATCGGGCAGAAACTGGCAGCGGCAGGTGTCAGGGATGCTGATTATTACTCTGAAGGAATGCACAGCCAGAAACGGGAGAACTGGCGCGAATATCTGGAACGTGAACGGGCAGAGCTGGCGGAAAAGAAAAAGGTAGTTGAACTGCCTGTAAAGAAAAAAGAGCGGGTAAAAGACGATAACGCTTCATCACTGGCGCTTAACCAGATGGGAGCAAGTCAACGCGGCGAAGTTCTCCTGGCACATTATGGCGGTGAACTGGCGATTCATGCTGACTCTGACACTGTTCACCATTACAACGGCGTTGTATGGGAGCCAGTACAGGATAAAGAATTACAGCGAGCTATGGCACAGATTTTCATTGATGCGGAGATCAGCTATTCGCAGAACGCCATTAAATCGGCGGTCGATACCATGAAGTTAAGTTTGCCTGTTATGGGGAATACAGCCCGTAACCTGATTGGATTCAGTAACGGGGTATTTGATACCAGAACAGGTAATTTTCGGGAGCATAACAAAAACGACTGGTTGTTAATTGCCAGTGAATTACCTTTCAGCCCACCAGCAGAGGGGGAAACGCTGGCAACACATGCGCCGAATTTCTGGAAGTGGTTACGCCGTTCGGTGGCTGAGAATGACCGCAAGGCGGATCGCGTACTGGCTGCATTATTCATGGTGCTGGCGAACCGGTACGACTGGCAGTTATTCATTGAGGTAACAGGTCCAGGGGGAAGTGGTAAAAGCGTGATGGCGGAGATTTGCACCATGCTGGCGGGTAAGGCCAACACAGTATCGGCAAGCATGAAGGCGCTGGAAGATGCAAGGGAACGCGCGTTAGTGGTTGGCTTTTCGCTGATTATCATGCCGGATATGACCCGCTACGCTGGTGATGGGGCAGGAATTAAGGCCATTACAGGCGGTGACAAGGTGGCAATTGACCCGAAACACAAAGCCCCCTACTCAACGCGTATTCCGGCAGTAGTGCTGGCGGTTAACAATAACGCCATGTCATTCAGTGACCGCAGCGGGGGGATCTCACGTCGTCGGGTGATATTCAATTTTTCGGAAGTTGTACCGGAGAACGAACGCGATCCAATGCTGGCGGAAAAAATAGAAGGTGAGCTGGCGGTAGTGATTCGCCATCTGCTTACACGGTTTGCTGACCAGGACGAAGCCAGACGCCTGTTATATGAGCAGCAGAAATCTGAAGAAGCACTGGCGATAAAGCGAGAGGGGGATTCGCTGGTGGACTTCTGCGGCTATCTCATGGCGTCGGTAATGTGTGATGGCCTGTTAGTGGGTAATGCTGAAATTGTGCCATTCAGCCCACGCAGGTATCTCTATCATGCCTATCTGGCTTATATGAGGGCACATGGGTTTGGTAAACCTGTAACACTGACGCGCTTCGGTAAAGATATGCCGGGGGCAATGGCGGAATATGGCAGGGAGTATATGAAACGGAAAACGAAGCACGGTTTGCGTTCAAACGTGACACTGACGGAGGAATCAGAAGACTGGATGCCATCATGTGTATCGGTCACTAATGACGATAGCAAAAATTAAACTTATGGAATAACTGTTCACCACTGTTCACCCTGTCATAAATATCTTTTGTATCAGTATGTTATAGGGTGAACAGTTATTTATGAACTGTTCACCAAACTATTCACTGTTCACCTTTTTGATTGTTTATTGAGCTTCAAGGGTGAACAGTGGTGAACAGTTGGTGAATAGTTTTTGTGAAACTGTTCACCCCTTAACATTATGAATAAAAAGTTAAAATATCAAAAGGTGAACAGGTGAAGGGTTAAAACGCAAAAATTTTAATTTACTGCTGTGAGATAAAGCCTATGACAGCGAAGCACACAAAAAAATCACAATCGCACGCCCTTGATTTGACGGAACACTGGTTAAGGGTGTCGATAAAAATCATCGACCGCAACGCCGGGGAAGGATATGCGAAAGCACATCCCGAACTGATTAGCTCATTCATGACAACGGCAGCTGCAAACTTTGCCACGCTGACAGAACGGGAGATTGCCGAAGCGGAACAGGTGACAACCATCAACGTTAAAACCGGAGAGCAGACAGCATGACAGCACAGATAGCGGCTTACGGGCGGCTGGTGGCTGACCCGCAGTTAAAGACCACCAGCAAGGGTACACAAATGACGATGGCGAGTATGGCGGTCCCACTTCCGTGCAGCCAGGCAGATGACGGAACGGCGACGATGTGGTTATCCGTCCTGGCGTTTGGCAGACAGGCCGAAGCACTGGCAAAGCACCGCAAGGGTGAACTCCTGAGCGTGGCGGGTAACATGCAGGTGAGCCAGTGGACCGGACAGAACGGGGAGACGCGGCAGGGCTGGCAGGTTATCGCAGACAGCGTAATCAGTGCGAGAACGGCGCGACCGGGCGGCAAAAAAGGCCAACAGGGGCAGGCTACTGATGCACTGAGCAGAGCAAAACAACAGGCGGGAAATGATGATCCGTACGGGGATAACATACCGTTTTAAGCAACGAGTAACAGAAGCCGGAGCAATCCGGCTTTTTTATGGGTCCTCCCGGTGTAGTGACCTGCCACGGGGCGGGAGCGTCGCGGAAAAAGGCTGGTTTTTGCATTTTCATGGCGGCGGCAGCATGTGTAGTAATTTATTGATAATTAAAAGTTATTTCTGTTTTCACCTGTACAATATTTTTTTCTCCCTGTCATTAGACCAGTTTGCAATTAATTGAAATATATAAATAAATCTGTTTTTCACCTGCCAGGTGGAGTTGCCTGTGTCAAAACGTGTTCAGATGGCGGGATATTTATGCCGGATTTTATCCGGCTTTTTTGTGTCTGAATCTCATTAATCTATTTTTATGATAGAAATATGTTTATCTACCACTTTTATCGATCAATAATGTGCACAGTTTAGTCAGTAAGAGGAAGTTACTGTGAGTTGTATTAATGACCTGAACACGGGCGATATCAGGGGTGGTTCCGTTCATCTGGATGCGCAGACCGTTATGCGCCTTAAGCAGTACAGGATCGACCATATAAATCATCATCCTGACAAACCATTACCAGGTGTGGCGCAGATTGTCAGGCATGCCGTAAACGCCTGGCTTAATCAGAGTGGTTTTGCATCGGAGAGTGAGCAATGAATCACTGGTACACCATTAAGGCGGCGGATGTTCGCGGAGCGGCGGATATATCTATCTATGAGGAGATTGGCGGCTTCGGTGTTACTGCAAAGCAGTTCGCGGAAGACCTGAAAGCCCTTGGCGATGTTTCACATATCAATCTGAGGATCCATTCACCAGGTGGTGATGTGTTTGAAGGCATCGCCATCTATAACCTGCTACGGAATCATCCGGCAGACATTACGGTTTATATCGATGGTGTTGCGGCTTCAATGGCTTCGGTTGTCGCAATGGCTGGCGATCGTGTTGTTATGCCGGAGAACGCCATGATGATGATCCATAAACCGTGGGGTATCTCTGGCGGAAATGCTGGCGATATGCGTGATTATGCTGATTTGCTGGATAAGGTGGAAACCGTGTTAATCCCTGCTTATGCCAGAAAAACGGGCAAATCAGCACAGGAAATTACCGCCATGCTGGAGGATGAAACCTGGATGGATGGGAAAGAATGCCTTAAGCACGGTTTTGCTGATGAATTGTTGCCATCCGTCAGAGCAATGGCGCGAATTGAATCGAAACGCACAGGAGATTTTTTACATATGCCGGAAACCATTAAAGGAATGATTACACCGCCACAGGGAGCGGCAAATATTGCTGGTAATGAACAGAAGCGCATCAATGGAATAAGTGAAGTGTTTAGCTTGTTCGGCAGTCGTTACGACGGGATCAAAATGGCGTGTCTGGAAGATGCATCATGTACACCGGAAATGGCCCGTGAAAAGCTGTTGAACGAGCTGGGGCGCGAGTCCACGCCATCCAATAAAAATACCCCGCCTCATATCTATGCCGGAAACGGAAACATAACAGGTGATGCAATTCGTCAGGGGCTTTATTCCCGTCTTGGGTATGAACGCCCTGAACGAGGCAACCCTTACGCGATGATGAGCCTTTTTGAAATGGCCCAGGCATCACTGGTTGATCGTGGTATCACTGTGAGCGGTTTTATTAATCGCTCGCAGGTTGTTAATGCGGCTTTTACACACAGCAGCAGCGATTTTTCTCATATTCTGGCTGGTGGCGCTGAAAAATCAGTACTGAAAGGCTGGCAGGACAGCGGCGAAACGTTCCAGAAATGGACGCGTACCGGTTCGCTTTCAAACTTTCATGAAGCAAAGCGCGTTGGTCTGAATGGTTTTTCAAAGCTGGATAAAGTACCGGAAGGCGCGGAATATAAATACATCACCACTAGCGATAAAGGTGTACCTATTGCGCTGGCCACGTACGGGAATATTTTTTCCGTTACCCGTCAGGCCATTATCAACGATGACCTGACCCAGTTAACTACAATCCCCATGGCGATGGGACGCGCAGCTGCCAGAACAGTTGGCAATCTGGTTTATCTCCTGTTAACCAGCAACGGCAAGTTTACGGATGGTAAAGCGTTATTCCATGCCGATCATAAAAATCTTATTGCGAAGGATATGGACATGGAGGGGCTTAACGAAGCCCGTAAGCTGATGCGCCTCCAGGAAGACGCTAACGGCGATTCGCTGAATATTACCCCCGCATTTGTCCTGGTCCCCGCCGCGCTGGAGTCTGCCGCACATCGCGCCATTCTGTCATCGTCATCACTCTTTCCGGTTGATGGCGTGGGCACTATCAATCAGAACCCCGGCATCATTAACGTGGTGAAAGATATGGCGGAGGTAATCGTTGAGCCACGTCTTGATAAAGCCAATAACAAGGAGTGGTATGTGGCAGCGGCGAAGGGTATGGACACGATAGAGGTCGCTTATCTTGATGGTATTGATACGCCATATCTTGAGGAGCAGGAGGGCTTTACTGTTGATGGCGTCGCCTGGAAGGTGCGCATAGATGCAGGTGTCGCGGCCCTCGACTATCGCGGATTACTGAAATCGAGTGGAGCATGACAACAAGGGCGGCGATAGCCGCCTTTTTTTACGGGTCCTCCCGGTGGGGTGGTCTGCCACGGGGCGGGAGCGGCGCGGAAAAAGGCTAGTTTTTGCATTTTCATTCGTCATCATCATCTTTCTATTGTATTGAATTTTAAGTATTTTTATTTTTGGCATGTTAATTTTGCTTGTTTTATGCTCAACATATAGCGCATTTTTTGACCTCTTCTGAAAGTTGTTCGCAAGATGCATGTTTAAAACATTCTGGAGCGGGTATGGATCGAGAACTGAAAAATCTGATGCTGAACATTAATCAACTGGCGGCGATAGCGGGAATATGTCGTCAGACTGCGGCGGCAAGGCTGAAAAACATCCAGCCAGCCGGAGGGCATGACAAGCTAAAACTCTATCGGGTGACTGACATTCTGACCTGTTTTCTTGATCTTCCCGTTCCGGCATCACTGGAAGAAATGGAGCCACATGACCGTAAGGCCTGGTATCAGTCCGAACGTGAGCGCCTCAGGTTCGAACAGGAAACGGCGCAACTCATACCCGCCGATGATGTGCGAAAAGAGATGGCTATATGGGGGGAAATCGTAAGCGAGGAACTGGCAAAACTCCCCAATATTCTGGCACGTGATGCCGGGCTTAAACCGATGGCAGTAAACAGAGTGCAGTCAATTATTGACGATTTGCGTAATCAGATTATCAGCCGGATGGTAAAAAATGACGTAGTGAATGAGGTCGCAAAACAGGCATGA